ATCTTCTTGAAGTCTGGTTCGGGTGTGGTTGTTGCCTTGCCTGTCAAACCTTCTTTATATCGCTCCAGAACGTACTGATCATATAGTTGAGGGTCTTGATCCTTTAGAAAGTTTGTGAAGGATCTAGAGAGACCACAGTTATGACATTTGAAATTGAAATCTGTCTTGACTTGGTACAGATATCCTCTAGTTTTGTTCTTATTCTTCTTTGAGTCACCACAATAAGGACACCTGAACGTATAGAGATTGTTCTTTGTCCTTTTAAATTTACCAAGTCGAGCAGATACCAAACTTATATACTTGGCATCAATGTGAATCATTATAAAGGTTTAGTTTTCCCTTATGATAGCAGACGTCGTATTAGTGGTCAAGTTTCTTATAAAGATTTGTCCAAGAGGTGAGACCACGAAACTTATAATGGTCAATGCTCCTGCTATAGTCCACATCTTCTTCTCTATCATACGAAGACGTTGATCAACTAGCATTATATCTTTCTCACATCCCTTCTTGATTTCAGATGCGTGGCGATCTAACTTTATATCTACCTGTTCTATCTTCTCAAACAGTACTGCATCTATCCTATCCTGTTTATCTAACTTCTCATTGTGAACAGCAAGCAACTGTCCCATCTTGACTGAATTATCTTGCAGGGACTCTACAATTCTTTCCAGTCTTTCTAATATAGCAGTGTTGGCAGTATTATTTGGGTCCACTGTTCATCCATCTTCTACGTGATCCATGACCAGCAGTTGCATATTTCTTCTTCTTCTTTGGTTTCATACCTTTGTCATACCCTGCCACAGGACCTTCGTCATCTGCTTTCGATGAGAATCCTGCCTTCCCAGTATTACCAGGATCGGTAGTCATCATCTCTTCTCTTATGGTTTTCCAATCCTTCATTAGATAGAATTCAGAATAACGTATGCTTCCTTGTGCATTTCTATGGTATCTAGACCAGACTTAGGAAAATCTGGTATTCGGTTTAAGAATATCAAAAATGTTTTGATAAGAGACCAATACTCTTTATCAATCTTGTAGAAGAATAACGGTATTGCACCTTCGCCAAATACATTAAAACAAATAATCATATGGTTGAGTATCAGGTGATGCTTTAGTTCTCCTGATACTACATATTTCTTCATCAACCTTTTGATATACTTGAATCTTTTTAAGTCCTCCTCAAAGTCTTCCATAGTGGCAGCATGAGGATTTTCATAATGTTTTATAGCAAATAGCACATAATTGTCATCATTTAGTTCATCAAATTTCATTTAGATTCATTGCCTTTTAGGCTACAACTGTTATAGATCCAGCAGCAGTACCGATAGCAGCAGAATTAGTGATAGTAGACGCTGTGTTAGTGCCTGTATCCTTAATTGTTCCACCGTTTAGTGCTAGAGCGTTTGCTCCAATTGATAGTACATCGCCAGCATTAGTGTCGTTAGCAGCTGCACCAATGGTCTTACTAAAGATTAATTCATTAGTAGTTGTACCACTAGAGTATGAAGCGGTAACGTTTCTTGATACTGTATCGTTAGTGATAGTCAACTGAGGAGTTCCAGTTACGTCAACTGCCTCATTGAATCTGACTCTAACTTGTAGTACACCACCAGCAGACTTGTCAAACGCTGTAGATATAAATTCAATCTCAGTGATGTCAGCAGCACCTAGTGATACCGCTAGTCCACTAATAGCGACTAAGAGTTCAGGATCAGCGTCAGTGTTGTCATTACCACTAAGTGCTGAACCAGCTTCTCTTACCCAACCACTAGCGTTAGCAAAGACTTCTTTCTTCTCAGCAGTTGTCAAGTTCTTTGGCTTAGATTCATCAGAATCTGATGCTCCCCAGAGTGCCATGTCGTTCTTTTCCTTGTTTTACGTTTTACTATTTATCCTTTGGCTTTGATTGCCTTAGCTACTGTTTCAAGTAGTCTATCGTCCATGTCAGTCTTTGTAAGCTTTACTGCTTTACCTAGAATGATTAGACAAACCTCTATTAGTTTTTCACCCAACTCCTCGTTGTCAGGTATCTTGTCTACAGCATCAGTGATGATTTTTGTAGCAAATGGTAGTAGAAATCCAAACATAATAATCCATTAAACTTCATATTATATAGGATATTACTTTAAGTACCCAATCCCTTACCAGATTTCATGTTCTCCTTACTACCATACCTTGCTCTTGTCTCTACATATCCTTTTGTATCCTTACCATAACCCATCTCTTTAGCATCTTTCTTGAGTTGTTGCTTCTCCTTATGTTTGGCAAGATACTTTCCTGTACCAGATGTAGATTTCTGACCCTTCACTTTCTTTTGCTGATTACTACCCTTCCTCATGATAGCACCCTTGCCATGCTTAGCTCTGATGTTTGATAGAACTGCGTTTAGTGCCTCGTCCTTGTTCTTACCACCTGTAGGTTTCTTAGTACCACCTTTATCATAACCCTTCTCTTTCTTTAGACGAGTTGCTTCAGGTAGCATAGGTGTTTCAGGTTCATACTCACAGTTCCATGCTCTGAGAGACTTGTTGATTCTAGAATTAGGATCATTTGCAGTCTTCTTAGAGGTCAACTTCTTCTTCATACCACTCATCCTTGCACAGAATGATGCTCTTCTCTTGTTACCTTTCTTTTTACTAGGTGCTTTCAAATCTGAGCCAGGATTCTCACGTTCATAAGACTTACGACCCTTCTCGTTTAGTCCACCAGATTTATTCTTACCCGCTTTCTTAGTCCATGCAGCACCCTCTTCCATTCCTCGTTTACTACCATCTTGTCTCCAGTTTCCCTGTGTAAGACCAGCTTTCAAACCCTCTATCTGCTTATCAGTTAGTGGTTTACCATTCATAGTCTTTGTCTTGATTGCATTCTTTATATTCTGCAAGTGTTGAGTATCTTCCTTCTTGAAGTTCTTGATTGCATTGTCAATGTTACTTGCTATGGATGGTTTTTCTGTCTTAGTTTTAGTGAAAGTATTCTTAAGACCTTTTACGAGACCATCTTTTTTGATGTTCTTGACAGCAGTTACTCCTGTCTTTACATTCTTGATTGTATTTCTTACAGATGTACCACCAATACTAAGATCTGTTCCACTTGTTCCAAACTTTAATGCTACTGATGTTTCTTTGACAAGGTTGCCACCTTTCTCTACCTTGTGTCCCTCAGGTATGGGTTTGCACTTCTGCTCATCGTGACAATAGTACTCACCATTACCACATGACTCCTCATACTGAACACTATCTCTTAGATCATCAGGAACTCTGTCCTCGCTACCAGAAATTGTGCGAGCATATTCTCTGCGTTGAAGAAGTCTTCTACCTCTAGCACCAGCGTCTTGTGCTTTCTGTGGTTTCTTTTCTGTCTTAGGTTTAGATGTCTTTCTAAAACTAAACTTTATCTCAGTTAGATTCTCTTCACTCCAATCCTTTCTAACATACTCCTTACCACCAGCTCCTACATCAGTAACCTTAGTCTTGATAGGTCTGGTAACCTTGATCTTGACCATCTTTTTCTTCTCTACAATAGTCTCTTCCTTTTTTATCTTCGCTAGATCCTGATGTAGTTCTCTGTACTGCTTCTTACTATCACCAGATCTTTTATTTGACTTATCCATCCTCTTATTTTTACCCACAGTTTCATAACCTTTACCAACACCCGCATATCTTTTTTGATAGAACCCTTCCTCTACCACATCACCTTGTGGTTCGTAACTTTGGAATAAATTTTTGTATGCAGCACTGGTATCCTTATTGAATTGCTTGAATTTAGGCATAGAAGCACTACCAGGACTTATTTTATTGATAGTGTTTACTTTCTTAAGATTAGCTCTGTTAGTTTGATCTACAGCATCTTTTGCTATTCTTATTGGATTAGGTATACCTATCTTACCCACTGTAGGACCTAGATAACCATCACCAGGTTTTTCAGATATCACATTACCTTCTGGTTCGTGTGATTGATTCAATTGCTGAAGAAGTTTATTCTTCTGATCGGTTGCTTTCTTTATGTTATTGAGTCTAGTGCCAGGTGTGTCAATGGACTTCTTCATCTGGTTTCTTGCCCTCATACCCTGAGAAAACTTCCATGCAGCAAGACCAGCAGCAGTCAATGCTGCACCAGTAGTGAATGCACCTTCATACTGATGACTTGTTCCAGATTTTACTGCATCAGTCCACTGTTTTTTTGTAGGATAATCCTTCATGATAGGTCTGTTCCAGACCTCTTTTGCTTTATTGACTATCTTCTTACCTATTTTCTTCAAGTCTAATTCATATATGTACTCGTCAGAAAACTTTACACGTCTGGACACAGGTGTAGTAGTACCTGATGGATTAGTGACTCCCTTTGTTACTCTTGCATTACCCTTCTTCTTTGAACCACTCTTGAAATCTCTGTGAGTTTTGTTGAACTCTTTAGTAGACATGGTATGATACGCTTCCTTATCTTCCTTTACAGGTTTCACTCTAGTCTTACCAAGAATATATTTTGGATCATTCTTCATTGCTTTTTGTGCATCTGCCTCATCATTTTTATTGACATGATAAGTTGTCTTACCACCTTTCTTAGTGGTCTTATAATTTATCTTCGCTTTCTTTAGTTCTGCAGCTTCTTTTACAGTCTTCTTTCTTCTATTGATTTCCTTCTCTATTCTTTTCTTCATGAAAGAGTTAGCAGGACTCTGATCCATACTACTAAACTTCTTATGAGCAGCAGCGAGTTTCTCATCACTCTGCCTCCTCATTTTAGCGTCTTCACTTACAGATTCCTTTTTCATTTTCTTTTCAGGTAGTCCTTTATGTTTGGTTGATGCAAATTTTTTTGCATCTTTTATCTTTATGCTGGCAGCAGTTCTGGCAACCTCAGGTGAGGTAGCTTTCGCCTCACCTTTCTGAGCCGCTCTAACCATCCCGAAGAATCTTTGTTGTTTTCGGGAGACTGCTTTTTCATTTAGCATTGAACAATTTGAGTGCTTCGTCCTCTACCTTATCAAGCATGGTATAAGACTCAACGTCCAATGTCTTTGGATAATTCTTATCACCAGGCTTTCTCTTTGGTTTTCCTGCCTTACGTCTAGCATGGACATTGTCCCAGAGACCCCTTTTCTCTACGATAGTCTCTTCTTTTTCACACTTGGGAACAACCTTTCCCTTCTTCATTTGTGTCCCTGCTCTCTTATAACCTGACCAACACTTGGTAGTCCCTACATTCTTACTTGCTTGAGACATCTTCTCTAGTAATCTATCTCTTGCCTCAGTCTTCATCTCAGGATTGATCTCGACCTTGTTCTTTACACCTGTTGTCTTGATGTCTAACTTCTCTCCCTTTACTGCTTCCTCTACAGAACTAGGTGTTCCATCTGCTTCATTTTCATGCTCAAGGACATTACCATCTTCATCCTTTTGATGATGCTCAACTATTTCAAACCCTAAGTCTGCTCTCCAGTCTTCCTTCTTTAACTTCGCTCTCTTTGCCTTAGTCTTAGCGATGATTCTATCTCTTGCTTCAGATGCTGCCTTGTTAGGACCATCATATGCCATAGCACCTTTAGCAGTTCTTGGTGGTTTCTTCTCTTCTTTCTGACCGATCTTTACTTTACCATCCCCTTTGTAAAGTCCATAGTCTTTACCCTCGGTACGAGTATCCTTACCATCTGGTGTGCCACCCTTCTTCTTCTGTATAGCATTATGAACTACACCAGCATGTTCTTTAGAACCACTTTCAATCTTACCATCACCATCATAATCTTTCTTTGCTTTCTTCTCTTGCAAATAAGGTGATCTTAGATCATCGTATACTTGTGTAAAGGGATTACTCATTTCTTTCCTAAGTCTTATCGTATTATTTATCAAAAATCAAGTGGCAGGAATAGTTTGTCTACTTCTTTTGCCTCTGATATCCATGCTCTAAAAATTTCTTTATTCTCATCAACACAAATTAGATGGTTAGCACCACGTCTAAAGATCTGTCCCACTCTACTGTGTGACTCAATCATTGAACCATTTTTGAATATATCTCCTGCCAAATATTGCTCTCTTATAGTACGTTCATCTACAGGTATGACGTTCATCATAATATAATTGTAGAGTTGACCGTTTGCTTTCAATGCTAGCTCTGAGATTTCTTTGGCTCTGGATTGTCGTACAACGATATTAATTGCGTCAAATCCATTTTCATAGAGTGATTGTAAGACGTCATAGATTGTTTCTGCGTTTGCATCGTCAACGATGGACTCGCTAATCTTAGGATATGCATTTTTTAGTTCCTCAATTTCAGTGTCTCTACTTGGGAATATGTAGAAGTATTCGCCACCTGATACTTCCTCCACTGTAGCAAGTATATTGTCGGTGACATCATCTTTGTCAAATTTATCGAACGCAATCGTAAGTGGGTTCTCTCTACTGACATTCTGTAGTGCTGCCTTTGCCTGTCCATTGGCAGAGTTTGGATTAGGTTGTGCTGTTTGTACTGACCTCGCTGCAACTTTACTTGCAAGTGAAGGTCCGTCATCACCAGAACCACGTTTAGCAACTGTTGCTGCTGCACTTGATCCAGCAGTGCCCATCTCATCATCACCACTGCCTTGACCACTGAACATCTTAAGTTCACCCTTGACAGTCTTTGCCTTCAGGTTTCCTTGTCTGTCATACCAGTCTCCATGACCATCACCAACAAGACCCAAACGCTTCGCTTCTTGCGATGCCTTAGTGGTTCTTGCTTCGGTTATGAATTGTGTGAACTGTTTCACTTCAATTTTTCGTAGATTGATTTTTTGTTGGATTCAATATAATGCAGTCCAACATATTGCATTTGCTTATATTTATCTATGGCTCCAGTTATAGCATAGAAAAAACGTTGGAAGTCTTCAACTTCCTTAACCATGATTTGCTTTCGACGAGACTTCTGTGTCTTATAGACTTCGATTAACTCATCAATCAATTGATTCAATTCGGACGACTGCTTCATTTAATTTAATACCCTCCTTAGTTATTCCTCGACCTTTGGGTCGAATATCTACATGAGTCTTTGATGTGACCTCTCTTACAAGTGTAGCATCTATCCTACGTAGATACTTATCAGTCAATATAAAGTTAGCAGTCTTGTCATTGTTGGCACCAAATGCAATCCTACCTGTCAATGCCTCCCTGACTAACTCCTCCTTGAATGCTTGATATACTTTTGACCCCTGTGGCAGTTTTCTTGATCCTAAGATATCTTGCAGTCTTTCATTTATACCACCCTCCTTTTTTGCTTCTCTCATAAGTCTATCCATTATAGGTTTCTCTTGTCTTTTAGGTCCTTGAAATATTTCTGATAGTTCTGAAAGAACTGAGGCTACTCTCTTTACTTCTAATCCACCAAGACCACCACTAAAAGATACTTTTGTTAGCACACCAGTCATCACCTTTATAGAACTCTCTATACCAGCAGAAGATAATTGAAATCTACCACCATATTTTAGAGAGCATCTATGTTTGACACCACTTTTTCTGAATATGATATCTGTTTTTGGTTCAGGTCTTTGTCCACCCATCAATATAAAAGAATCATAGAATCTATCATTACCTAAAATAGTATTTCTACTCCCACCTATCCTATCTACCATTTTATCTGCTGCATTTTGAATAGCAGACTCTATGGGTTGACCATTGAAATAGTTCAGCATGGATTGCTTAGTAAGACTAGGTTCTTTTAACCTACTATAAGCAGATTTCATTACAGCAAATTCAAATTGTTTACCTCTGTCTATCATTAGTACATTGCTCTTCTTTCTTTTTCGGACAAACCCTCTACGTCTGGAGTATTTGATCCAAAGGTTCTCTTTATCACTTTTATATATTGTTTATTCAATTCAAGTCCAGTTACTTGATCTTCAAAATTGAATCCTCCTTGTACCCTACGTCTATTAGATGATGGGGTCTTTAGTTTGTTATCCCTCCATTCCTTATCACCATTTTGTTCGTATATAAACTGCTTCAATGTCATTTTGTACTCAGGTATTTCTTGCCAACTGTTTATCTCGTCCTGATTTGTGACCGCCCACCTCTGAAAGTTAGGTGTATCGAAGAAGTGAAACGCATTACTTAGTGGTGGATAAGGTGCTATATTATATTGCTCATGACATCTAACCTGACAGTATTGATACTTGACCATGAATGCCCATGCCCAAGTCCATTGTTTTAGACTAACATCTTTCTTATTCAAAACACACATTAGTGACTGATGTAGTATCTTTGTAACCCATTCAGGCACTACCTTATTGAAATGATCATTTCTAACTTCTTTTGGGTATAAAAATACTCTTGCTGAACCCATTATATTGTCTCCTATCTCACCTGTAACAAATATATTACCAGTATCTTTTGCATATGGAACCAAAGGAGTTCTTAGAGCAAATCTCTCGTTGACGTATCCATGATTGATAGCAGTTATGTTACTATATCTACCTGACTCCAAAGCATCCCATCCTGTTGGACACTCCTGCTTTGCTGAAACATCGTAATGCACATTGATGGGTATGTCTGTTCTAGCAAAAGCATATAGAGCAACAGTGCTGTCAATACCACCAGACCACAATAGGTTTATCTTTCTACCCTTAGAATTATCATTAATGAGGTTGACAGAATCCTCACACACATTATCAAGTGACATGTCAGTGTGTAGATTGGTTGGTAGTGGTGATATTATTTTGTATTTTTGCTTGGTTTGAATTTTACCTCTTCTACATATGCATCTATTACCAAAGTATAAGTTGAGTGCCTCTTCTTTGTGATTAAATTTACCTCTATAACTCTTCCACTTATCATTATTGATGTTTCTCAATTTCCTAGGCATATATTCAGTGCTCCATTTATAATCATAAGGAGGTTCAAGACTACCATCTTCAGACCATGAATGGTTGTTACGGTCTGGATGCATAGACTCTAATATATTTTCATCCCATTCTGTGTATCCCACTACATATTACCCCCAAAGACAGACTTTTGAAGTGCAAACCACTCCTCATTATCATGCAAACCATCAAGATCATTGTCATATAATCTCTTTCTGTTAGATGATGGGAACTTTAGTTTGTTATCTCTATAATATTCATCACCATTTTGTTCGTATATCCATTGTTTGAGTGGCATCTTATACTCTTTTGGTTTTTGCCAAGAACTATTCTCATCTTGATTAGTGTGTCCATATCTATTCCAGTTAGGTGTATCAAAGAAGTGGAAGCAATTATTATATGGAGCATAAGATGCTACAGCACCATAGTATCTGACGCTACGGACTACTGCTGTCTGATATTTGAACATATAACTTCCTGCCCACATCCATTGCTTTAGACTAACACCCTCTTTGTTCAAGGCATAGTGCATAGTATCATAAGTCAGTTCATCTATTCTCTCAGGTATACTCTCCCTATAATCTCTATCCCATTTGTCTAATGGAAAAGCAAATATCTTACCTGTGCCAAATATTTGATCACCAACCTCACCTGTCACAAATATATTGTCCTCATTTATAAAAGGTTGTATACCTTTTCTTACACTCATCCCCGCTTCATAGGGGTGACAGTCTTGAGCATTATCGTGATGGTGCATGATAACATTCATATTACTATAATCTTCTAGTTTACTGTATATGAATGGTGCTTCCTTCTTTACCTGAGGATCACAGTGTACATTTATGGTAAGACCTGTGTTGTGTAAGGCATAAAATACAGTGGTGCTATCAATACCACCAGACCACAAGAGATTTATCGCTCTACCGTCAGCATATTTGACACATAGATCTGCTGCATCTCTACAACAATCATCTACAGTCATATCAGTATGAAAATTATTGTCTACAAAATCTGGTAGTGGTGATATAACTGTGTACTTTCTTTTTGTTGGTAATAATCCTGCTCTACATATACATCTCAATCCCATCCATTTGTTCAACTCATTCTCTTCCTTGAGAAAGAACATCTGATATCTAGGAGTATCAAAATACCTTGCACTAGACATATATTGAGATGGCCACTCAAGAAATTGCATTATAAAATGATCCCATGTAGTATATAGACACAAAAAAAAGGGAGTCCGAAGACTCCCCACAATTCCATGCACTGTGGAATTACTTTGTTTCTTTTATAGAATCCACAAGTCCCTCTGGGAACAAGTGTGCATACTTGTCATAGATGTATGCTGTCTTTTCTTTGAATCTAGACTTCTCTTCGTCGCTCATAGTGACAACGTTGATGTTCTCATCGGCACATGCAGACTTGACTAAGTCAATGTCTTCCACAGACCAAACTCTTTCTGCTCTAGCAGCATCGAATGATGCGTCTTGGATCTTATCTTGAAGATCTTTGTCTAGAGAGTTCCAGAACCCTTCACTTACAATGATTGATGTAAGGAATAGACTGTGTGATGTGTCGTTGATTGTATTCATACACTCATTCTGCTTCAATCCAAAAAAGCGAGGGTATGTTGACTCTCCACCAACGATAATTCCAGACTGAACTCCTTCGTTGATCTGCTCTAATTCGATTGGAACTGTCTTAGCACCAACGCATTCTAGAGTTTCGATAGCGATAGGAGATTTGTTACAACGTAACTCAAGTCCTTCAAAGTCTTCGATCTTATGTATTTCTGCGTTTGCAGGGATGTTTCTGTATCCGCCTGAGTATGTGAACGCTAAGCCTTTTACTCCGCCCTTTTCACCTTTAGCAGGATCTGCTAAACCATCAAGTAGTGACTTACCAATAGGACCTTCAAAGACATGACTTGCGTGATCATGATCACGGAACAAGAATGGCATATCTAATGCCCAGAAATCTTTGTTGTGCTTACGACCTAATGTTGAGGTATACATCTGGGAGACCTCAATCTTCCCTTCTGCCATTAGATCTAGTAAGTCGTGCTTAGTAATTGACTCACCGTTATTATACTTCTCAGCGTACTCAGAGAGTGTGAGAATTTCAATGTTCAAAGCACCTGGTGCGATTGCTTCCATAGATGCCTTGAACTTTCTCGCAGCTCTTAGAAACAATTCAATTGGTTCGTGTGCTAGAACCCATCTAATTGTTTTCATAAATTACCCCTTAGGAATAGTTTTACTAATAGTATTTATTAGATGTAAACTTTCTCTGTAGCAGAAGTTGTTCTACGCTGCCAGTCGTTTCTGTTCCAGAGACGCTCATGTAGAATATAGAGTGTGGAGTTTATGACGAGTGCCATAAGTCCTATTGTAAGACCTTTCCAAGGATCACCCGAAACGATCCAACCGATTACACTGTTAGTAACCATCATCCAGCTACGCCAAGTAACTGCTTTAGTAATGGTGCGAGGAAAACGCTCGAACCACTTAGGATTAACAAAAGACATAATGTTTTTTGATATAGTAGTTGTGAACGACGATCTTTTTTAGACAGGCAGCATCACTCCTCGTAAATTTATATATAAACCTTCCAGTGCTTCACTATTGGATGTTCTGATTCACTCAATTCATGGTTCTTTGGTCTCTGATGTAAGAGTGCTATTGCTTTGTTCTGTCTCAAAATAAAACTATTTAATTGATTTGGTTTTTCTCCATCCCTGTAGGAATATATGCAGTGCGGTAGTTGTTCTCTCTTGATTTTCTCGTTGTGATAAAAATCATCCGTTCCTGCATATTTAGACACATAATGTTTTGCGTTTTGCATAAAATACTCATATATTGATGTAGCGTTTTTCCAAACTATAACACTTGAGTTGAATAAACTCTTGTGTGGGTACTTCATTTTGAAGGGAACTCCCTTCCACGTACTGTATACTAATGCAAAGTTACTATTGAAGTCAAGTATTTGTGAAATATTTCCGTGAATGATAACATCTAAGTCAAAAAAGATCTTTCTCTCATACTTTTCCAACTCAGGACGAACGAAGAGCACTATCTTCCACCACGCTGCCCACCAATTATCCCATGATTGATACTCACTAACGTCTATCTCTATAGTATTTACTTTGGGATCAATTCCCTCAGGATTGTCAGTGAAACAATAAAAATCTGCATCAGACTGGCGACTTATCATACCATAAAGATTATTCACATATGAATGGTCAAATTTGTCGCCTATCTTAAGACAAGTTATACAATAACTAGAGGTCACCTTCTTTTCTGTTCTCCGAATAGTACTCTTGGAACATACCGTTAGGGTATCTCTTAGATAACTTATCAATATTCATGTCAGTTATCTCCTCAAGAGGTACATCTAATGCCATGCAGCACTGTGCAACATACCACATGATATCTCCTAGTTCTATCTTGAGATGATGTATATTTGCCTCGTCCCATGGTTTGCCTTGGAAGATCATCTTCTTTACTATCTCTAAAAACTCTCCACCTTCAGAACATACACCTACTGCTCCTGTCAAAAGACGATGCATTTCAGTCTTCTGCTCCTTCAGGTCTTGTATACGGTTCATGAATGCTACAGCATCTTTAGATTCGTCACTCGTAACTTGATTTACGAAACGAACATACTTATCAAAATTTGAAGTCATCGAATTTGGATTTGGATTGTGATTGTTCTTTTTTATTGTGTTGTACAACTTCGATATCTTCTACAATATCTTGTTGTGCTCCCTGTTCTACATCATACAGTCTCATTTTCGCTCTGTCAATGCCTACAACAAATCTTTTGTTGATTGTCGGATCATTGTAGCGATTCTTCAACTGTTTGACCATTATTTGATTAAGTCCCTCCAACTCTTCTGTGCTAATAAGAGCAAACATAAGATCAGCAGTGGCAGGGAGACCAAAAGATTCACTTGTGTCAGTAAGATTAGGGTCAGAACTAGCAAAACCAGACCTAGTAGTTTGCGTAGCTGAGACAATTGGAAGACTAAATTCAACAGCAAGTCCTCTAAGTTCTTCTGCGATTGCTTTGACATATGAATAGGAATTTACGTTGACTGCACTCCTATAACGTGATGAAGCACAGATGTTTAGGTAATCTACAAATATTATATCAGGAGAGAAAGATTTTTTCAACTTCAACTCCTGCAATAGTGACTTGAAGTGTCCACAATGTGCTGATGCAGTAGGATATTCCTTGACAATCAACTTACCCTCTGTCTTTTTAGATAGATTTGTTATCTTTTTGTTGAATATTTTCTCAGGTAATTCTGCAATGTCTTTTATATTAGTGTCAAGTAGGTTTGCATCTATCCTCTCTGCAATCTTTTCCTCTGCCATCTCAAGAGTGATATACAGGACATTTTTACCCTGTACAAGACATGAACTAGCAACATGGCACATGAATAAAGACTTACCAACACCAGTACCAGCGAGAGCGATATTGAGAGTCTTATCAGAGATCCCACCTGAGGTAATTTTGTTGAAGTATTCGAGATCAAATGGTATTTTGTTCTCGACTCTGTGGTAGTAAGCATAACGATCCTCCGAATCATCTATGTAATCATGACCAACATGTTGGTCGAATCCAACTGCCAGTGCATCTGACAGTATAGCAGGGATTGCTTCTGGTTTCTTGTGTTCATCTTGCCCATCAGCAATCTGTATACTCTTGATAAGTGCTAAGTATATCGCTCTCTGTTTACACCAATCTTCTGTAGTATCAAGCAACCATTTTGACTCTGACACTTCCGTATCAAGTGCAGATATAAGTTGTTCTATATTTCTATACTCCTCCTCAGTAACATCTACTCGTTTTTCTACCTCAATATGCAAGACTTCTTTAGTAGGAGTCTTATCATATTCATTCAAAAACTTTGCAACCTCTTCAAAAACAATACGATCTGTCCTTTCTTCAAAATAATCAGGTTCGATGAAAGGTATGACCTGTCGTGTGTATGTTTCGTTGTGAATAAGATTTTTGAGGATGGTAAGAGGAACTCTTTCCGTCACTTATTCACCTCCATATGTAAACTCTTTGACTGATACCTCATCTAATGCTTGCATTAGTTCTGGTGTAAAATATTTCTCAGGATTTTTGTATACCTCTTTAGCGTATACCTTTTTACCATCAATTTCATACCTATTAGCAACCTTCTTTATAACACCATGCTTCTCTGCAAGATCTAGCAGTCCATAGTATCTATCCAAACCACGTTCATCATAGTATAGACGTATAGAAACTTGACGATTCTCTCTACTTAGACGAGACTTGACAGTCTTCGCTTTGATAATATTTCCGATGACTTCCGTGCCATCCTTTTCTTTTCCCTTGCTGAGATATATGATTGTACTTGCTGCGTACTTGAGTCCACTACCTCCTCCCATTTCTTTAGTTGGAACATAAGCTCCGATGACATCGTATGTATGATTTGTGACAATGAGTGGGACATTTGCTTGACCTAATTTGAGAGTTAACATTCTAAATGCACCCTTCACAAGTTGAGATTTAGTCATGTCACGGACTTGCTTATCATCCAGTGCATCTTTGATCTCTTTCTCTGTGGAGAGCATGCCAAGAGAGTCTAATACAAACATCATAGGTTTTCTATCTGATTCTTCCAAACCAAGATATTTGTCTACGACGGTTAGTGCTCTGTTACGAAACTGTTCTATTGTAACTACATTTATAATACCTACACGTTCTAGGTCTATACCACGAGACTCTAACAATCCTTTTGTGATTGCAGACTCTGTGTCAAAATACATAACACCACCATCGGGATGCTTGTCTAAGAAGTTCTTGACGATTGCGAGGGAGAAATAAGTCTTTCCTGTTGAGGTTTCTCCAGCAATGGCTGTAATCTTATTGCCACTAACGCCACCGAAGACACTGCCACTAACAAGAGCGTTGAGTATGTAAGAACCTGTGTCAACTGTTCTCTCCGTATCATCGATTTTGTTCGCAACCGTGGCGTAATCATCTCCAATCTCCTTGATAACGTCTTTTAAAAAATCCATTAGTTTTTATTTGGGTAATAAACTTCCACATATGATTCACATTTAGGACATGTGAATGTAGAGACTATAGAATAGTCTTCCTCACATCCATAGTCTGATCCATCGAAGTCACAACCCCAAATCAGTTCTGTTTGACAGTGCCAACAATTCATATGCCAAGAAGTTTACGTTGTCTTTCAAAGTATCCGTGGAGAATCCATGAACTGCTGTTCATTTTATCTGTACCACCGATACCCCATTCAAACTTAACTCTATCATTGTTTTGGAATTTGTCAAGTTCTGGGGTGTTCCCCTTGCCTCTGTCTCCACCATTGCAAAAGATAACTTCCTGTGCTATATCAAGACACTTATCTATTGCACCACAGGCAGAATCATCAGCATCATCCCATGATATCACAGCGTCAACCATATCCAAATGTCTTATTATATCTGCTCGCTCTGTCCAACTCTGAAAATACTGACCCTTCTTTCTAGTCAACCATGGATCACCATTCAAACCAACCACTAGGTAGTTTGATAGATCTTTTGCTCTAGCAAAATATTGTATATGACCACTGTGGATAGGATCAAACCCACCCGTGACCAAACTCACTTTTTCAAAAAACATTATACCTTAGGATATAATCTATCTATCTTTTGTTGTTGAATACGTTTTTTATTTCTTCTTGCTTCGACCTTCTCATCCCACCATACCACTGGCCACCTACTCTGGTGTAGTGCTACATTAAACTTTGGGTAATTTTTTATATCGAATAGAGATCCTAACGTAGGAAGTCTGCCCTTGCCTGTTGCTCCATACAATTTCATTTTCATGCTACGATACCGTGTTTTTCTCTGAGTATTTTCTTGTAAGGTAAACCTTGATCTTTGTATTCCTTCACCAATGCTAATTTTTCGTACAAATCACCACATTGTTTTTCAGTTTTTCTGCACTTCCATAGCGAGTATACGATGTAGTCAAACTCTTTGTCGTCTATAGGTAAGTCCATAACATGATGTAAAATTATATTATAGCATCACATGAAAAAACTTTCAAGTGTTGCTTGCCTTTCTACTGACCATCCTATTGCATCTAAGACTGCCTTGAGAGGTTCAACGAAACTCTTCTCAAACATCAAAGTGTAATCGATGTATTTGTTCAGTCCTAGTTCTGTAGGAAAATCACCATTGAAAGATATTACGTTCTCTTGAATCGGGTTAGGTTTTGTAAGATAACAAAATTTAATCTTATCCCCATTTTGTATGTATGAGTATTTGTTTTCTAATTTATACTTTTTGACGTAGTGATTATGCAGTAAAGATCCTCTAACATGTATGGGAGTTCCCTTTGTATAGATTGAAAAATTACTATGATATTTGTCCACATTGTTACAAGACCTAGGGAAGGCAACTAAAGCAGGATTCATATTTTTGAATTTAGTTCTCATGTCATCAATATAATCTATTACATTATCTTCTGTACCACTCATTATAAGTTTCAAAGCATCCTTTATCATCTCTCTACATGGTGCAGGAGTAGAAGATTTGACTGCTTCTATTCCCATAATCTTCAACTTAGGTTCTGCAAACCTCACACCTTCTATGTCCCATGCATTTAGAATGTATCTTTTCTTCGCTGTCCATATACCTCTCTCTGCTATTGTCTCACGCTTCATAAACATTTTCTGTTCAAAGGCATTGACGTACGTGGCCAACGCTTCGTAAGAACTCGAAATATACCGTTCAAGTTCCACTTCACAGACCTTGTCAAGGAACCCAACAATACCCTCAGTAGTCTTCTCTCGTTCTTTGTATATAACTTCAACCAGAGGACCCATGTGCAAATAGATAGAGTCAGTGTCACTAGCAATAACATAATCAATCTCCTTAGTTTTTAGTAATTTGTTCATGTACTTGTTCATTCTATTCTCAATCCAGCGAATAGAGAACTGACCGCCTAGCGTTATAGCTTCAGCGTTCTCTAATTTATAATACCTGAAATAGTTGTTACCGATAGCACCATAAGCACTGTTTAGTTGTATCTTTTTTGCCATCTGTATATTATTACATCTAGATATTTCTCTTTCTAATTCTTTACTAGGGTTCTTCTCGTATGCTTTCTTTGCTTTGATCATCTTCTTCTTGAAGACAACACGTTCACTGTATATCTTGTCCATCAACTTAGGTAGGAACCCTTGTTTCTCTGTAGTAAACATGGCACCATTAGGACACACAGTCACACCATCTAAACCAGATAGGTCTACCTCTTCATTCAGTAACTTATCAACACTTACATTAGGATATCTCTCATCTAGAAGAGTTTCTGGAGATATATTGTACTGCATAATAAGATGAGGATACAAACTATTGAGGTCAAAAGAAACAACCCAGTCGTAAATACCGGGTTTAGGTTCTTTGACATACGCTCCAGCATACTTTTCACTTTTTGATTCATCTTTCTTTGGTGGTATAACAATACCTTTTCGTTTTAGGTCATTATATATTATCATATCCCACATCCGAACCTGATAGAAGACATCAGTAAAGTTTACTTTAGCATCGAACGCCATAGTTACAGCAAGTTCAATCAACTTCATCTTCTCTTCCAGAGCATCAACAAGTCTAACGTCTTGGATGTTGTAATCTACAAATTTATTCCATGCTTTAGTATAAAAATCTTTGAATGTGTCATACTCAGAGTGATCTAACTTCTTCTTACCTAGTTCTACTTCACCAATGTAATCTAGTTTGTATGACTCCTGTGCTTTGTATGTAAACTTACGATATAAGTCAAGGTAATCTAAAACTGTGACACCACCAATATCATATACGGTGTGTGCTCTACCCTGTAGATAAATTTCTTCATGAGTTACTAGACCCCATGGTGATAATTTTTTACATGACTTCTCACCTAGAACTCTGGTAATTCTTTTAGCAAGATATGCTATATCATATAACTGACAGTTCCATCCTGTCACAACTTCTGGTGGATTTGCTGACCAGTATGTTATAAAATGCTGGAGCATATCATATTCATCATTACACTGCACATACTTGACCATCTTGTCATTATGATGGTAAGGACCTACACCGAATGTCAATATCCTTTTAGTAGCATAGTCCTGTAGTGTGATGCAAAGCATCTCCTCATCACATGCCTGTACTGTAGGGAATCCCTTCTCTGATTTGACCTCAATATCAATCGTTACAAGTTTGATCTTGTTGATATCAAATACTATTTCCTTCTCTGGGTATTTGTCAGAGATATATTGGTAGATGTATCTATTGTTTCCAAATATTTCAAATCCTTTTACCTCACCATGTGTCCTATAAAATTCTCTACAGTCTCTTACAGAACCAGGTTTGACACTCTGTAAATATTTGCCATCTAATGTTTTGTATTTTGTTCTCTTCTTGCTTGGTACAAAAAGTGTAGGGTTATATTTCTCTCTGGTAGTGAACGATTTACCATTTTCATATCCACGTACCAGAAAGTCGTTACCGACCATCTGAACATTGGTATAGTATCTCATCAACCCTTCTTGCTTGGTGCTATCAGTGCTTGATACTTGTCTAATTGTGCTTTATCTGGTTCTAAAATAGTGAGGAAACTATCTGAGTGAACCATCATTTCTCTTTGCATACTGAATGATGGCCATGATTCTAAGAACTCACCCTTGAGTTCAAAAGGATCTATAAGTTTACAGTCTGGTTCACCCATCTCAGACCCTACCTCTTCTAATCTAGAGATAAGAACGAGATTGTTCTTGAATAATATAACCTTTATCATAATAAGGATAAACTTTTGTTCTTCAAGGATAGCATAGAACTACGTACTTTGTCTATGTACCCACTGTTACGTAATTCTTTGAACACAAGATTTTCAAAACCATATTCACCATATCGATCTAGTGATGATGCTCTTGCCATCCTTATTTTATTCACAATTGTTTTCAATGCCTCTGGTTTCTCAGATTTTATTAGTGTATCCAACTTATTCTTGATGTTATTCACCTTCTTCATCAACTCATTCTCATCAAAGTCATCTTCAAACTTTGTTGGTTCCTGTATCCAGTATCCCTTCAATACACTATACACACCCTGACATTTCTTACGTATAACACCTGGTCTTTCAATGTATGGTTCTACTGGGACACCATATATCTTTACATCATGAGTCAATTCCCACAATGTCTTCTTATCCATGTAGTAATCATCAAGAAATAATGGGTCACACTGAGGAATATAGTTTGTATCTACCACTAGATGAACATCTATATCAGAATA